GTTCGAGTTCTTTTGTCTCCATCACTGCCCTCCATCTAGTTTCTCCAGTACAGATTCCATGACCTCAGAAGCAGTATTGAGTGCGCTTTTTGTCTTCATCGTAAGATCGTTATAAGTGCGTATTATTTCTTTATAGTCACTCAGTTGCTGATTGAGGAGTACATGATAGCGGGATTGGATGTCTCGCAGTTCCAGTTTCATATCATCTGATTCCCGCAGCAGTCGAACAAGAATGAATTTGTAAACGATACCGCCCAAAATGAGGACAGATATTCCGAGTATTCCGTATTCCAAGAATGCTCTCTCCATATCACTCAATCGGCTCCTGAACATCCCACGGATAGTCAACCCACCCGCTCTCCTCGCACCAGTTTGACCATTTGGCATATAGAGTGTTGTTGTAGACGAACCGGGTAGCCAGACTGAACGAAACTTGCCGACAGTCATCATCGCAATCATGGCTGACTATCTCGTCACAACTAATCGAATAAGGAGAGATGGAGGGTAGCGTCAGACCGAACGAAAACCAACTCGGCAACGGATACCTCGCCAATGTTTGGTCGGTCGGCAACTCGGCCCCGTCCTGCGGGAGAATTGTCGGGGTACGCAGACCCTGCCAGAATTTATCGTGAGTATCGATCCACGCTTGTTGAAGCGGCAAGATGACAGATTTCTTGCCCTCGATAAACGCCTCGGCCGAGTCTTTGATTTCTTGTATGGTCATTTTAAATCGGGGGCAGTCCCGCCTTGCTCCGGTTATAGAATTGCAAAATTTCGTCGGTTGTCAGTATGCGATTCCATCGGGTAAGTAGATCAATTCGGCCATTAAGATCGTAACCCGGAGACTGGGATAGCTGAAGCTGTGTACCCTGGAGCAAATGTTCGCCGCAACAAGTGGCGTATTGCGTTTCTGAAATCGACCCAGATCCGGCTGTCCCAGTCACCAGGCTGATACGTTTAGCGGCATCGTAGAGTTGGTACGAACCAGTCTCATCCGTGTTGACACCATACCAATTACAGACAACACAATGCCAAGTGTCCATAGCCTGATTTCCAGTCAGCGATGTGGTTCGCATCGATCCAGACCCAGCCAGCCCGAATCCAAAATTACAACTCACAGCCGAATTTACGCTATATGCATAAATCAACCAGTTATCCCCTCCCGTTTCCAGTTCCTTGACGAAATGTCCCTGGGGAGACCATCCGCTTTTCTGCTCCGGGTATGCCCAAAGCATAATTGTAAATGGATACGCAACATTCAGGCCTGGTGTAGCGCTCGGGACTTCATCCGCTGCTGTCAACAAATCAGAATCGGTTGAGCTTGCTCTCGACTCGTCCGTATCGTTGAATCCAACCGCTTGATCGACCATCCCTGTTTCTGTCGATGGCGAATTTGTGCCAGAAAGAACGGTCGAGGTTACAGAATCAGTCAGTAAACCAGATGCCGTATCAAACTTGAAATGATACTGGAGATCGTCAAGAAGTGTGCCTGGATTATATGCTGCCTCACCAGCCCCTTGGGCCGGATTAAACCCCATCACTCCCCCTTGTGGAGAATCAAAACCCAGTGTAGAAAATCCCATGTTTAAATCTCTCCACCGAGGATTTCTTCGAGCAAGAAGTAATCTACAACTACCGCTCCACCGTCATCATGCCGGAAGTTGTATGTGAAACCCACATCGACCCCCCAACAGAACGTGAACAGTTGACCAGCGGTCAGATCAGTATCATCTGAAAGACCGAGAGATTTTTGGGTACTTCCATCATCCACCTCAATCGACAGTTTCGCAGCGGATGCGAGTTGTACGGTCAAGCGAAAGGTGGAACGACCGTGTGTCGGTGCCACATCCGATGATAGAAAGTCGGTCGCAGTTGCCACGCTGGTAGCGTAGACGTTTGCACGGGTAATTAGTCCAGACTCAGCCATTTTTTATCTCCGTTAGATTGGAAGACCGGGGATCTCCACGGGTTCCTTTGGTTTTCCTTCGAACACTTCATCACCTTCGGACGGGGCACTAAATCCTACCTTTTCGTAGACCTCTTCCTTTTTGAGAGGAAGCCCGATGGATGAGAGTTGAGTAATGATAGATGCCGCACCTTGAGGATCTTCCCTCTTATCGGGTTGAGTCCTGAATTTTGGAGGTCTTGCGTCTCCGCATCCCATATCTACGAAATTCTTGTAATTCAGTTTCCAGATGAGTCCGACGAGGTCATCAGTAATTGACTCATCGAGTTTATCTCTATCGAACTGGATGAGAGCGTTTGTAGTGGATTCTTCCACTTTCGCTCTGGCATACGATCCTCCACCGGACCCTCCACCGAACGGGATGGTTGAGCCAAGGATCAGGGCGATGAGCTTCTCGTCCATGTAGCGGATGAAGTCCATGACCATTTGGTGTCCAGCGAGACCCCCTTCTTTGACTTCGATGTCATCTTCTTTTCCGACAACGATGACATGTCGAGATCGCATGTCATGGAGGGATTCGTACATTTCGTCACGAATGGTTTCATTCGCTTTTGCGGTAGACCCTTCTCGATAGGAGTCGATCTTTCCGATCAGGATTCCTTGCGACCATCTTTCGAGTCCTTGTAGTCCTTCTCGCCAGACGATTGCTTTCATCCACCAGTAGAAGTACATGGAGTCCATGAGTCCTCGACCGTATCCGAGTCGAGCTTCTTCATTGCGGTATACGATTTTCACGAACTGCTCGGCTTTATCGAACGGTTCGTATTGCATCCGCATTACGGACCACATTTCCTGTATGACGTTGACGGTTTCGTTTCCTTCTTCATCGACCCCGTGTTCTGGCCGATACCGGATTCTTCGTCGATCAACATCTCGCAAGCGGTATGGAACCCACCATGTTCTCGGTTTCCCGTCACCGAAAGTTCGCATTTCCGGTTTGCCTTCGATATAGGCGTAGGATCTTGCTCGAAAGATCGCTTGAGCGAGTTCGTATCGAGCTTCTGTGAAGTTTCGGATATGCCCAAGAATATCTTTGATCATACTCGCTACTTTTCGGTCACCTTCTTCATCTCTGAACGGTTCGAGGTGCCAATTTCTTCCGGCAACGAGGTGTAGTCTGGTATCAACGGACTGAGTGATCGTTGCGTCTCTTCGCAGTTTTTCCCAAACATCAGGATCTCTACTCAACGCATAGTCTGGATCATATAGACGGGTCCAGATTCGGTATGCGGAAGAGAGGGCACGGTTATACAGTTCACTATTGAAGTTCCGTCCCTGAATGAGTGGATAAGACATAATTTCTCCTAGCTCGGAAACTCTTTACGCCAATGAGTAACGCTTCTGGTTGGCACGAGTAGATCGGTTTCATCTCGCCACGATCTGACTTTAATAGACGGTTTGTATATAGCGGTGCGAAATACGTTTTTCACAGCGACATAATCAAACGCCAGAGACATGGCATCAATTTGGTCGGAGTATTTTCCTTTTGGGAAGGATTCCATTTCATCGAACAGAGCGGTATTCCACGGTCCTCTCAGAAACTTTAGGTTTCCGATATTGACTTGGGCTGCGACTGGATCGGCACGAGATATTTTATCACCGGAGACTTTTACGCCTTCAACGGAATACCCCGGCAGGGACCGCACGATTGAGTGTATTTGTGCGATCCCTCCTGATCCACCCTCTTGCTCGACTCTGACGGCAACCCCTTTGCCATCCCTGGTAGCGGTGCTGCGAATCACCTTGTCCCTATCCCCCGGCAACCATTTACCGATAACAGAGTCGAGGACATAATAAATACCTTCGGTATCTTTTGCCATAAGAATTCCAGCGGTTCTTTTTCCGCTCATGGAGGCAGCGAGATCCCAGGCTCGAACTTTGACAAGATGAGGTGGAACCGAGTCCACGATTTCAACCATTTCTTTTCGATACATTCCTCCCCCACGGGGGAAGGGGCGTTGTTGGTACATGGTTGCGTACCAGTATTCTCCCATTCGTCCTTTTGCGGATTCGAGCATATCTTTTGGGATGAGGT